ACCTGTTATTGAAGTAAATGTTGATGAGGACCAGTTAGATGATCGGATTGATGATGCTCTTCAGTACTGGCAAGAATATCATTCAGATGCTTCTAAGAAAGTATATATTTCACATCAAATCACTAGCACCGATAAGACAAATAAATATATCACTCTTCCTGATGAAGTTCTTTGGGTAGAGAAAATTTTACCACTGAATGCGGCTGGTGGTGTAAATTTTCTATTTAATGTAGAATATCAAATGCGTCTTTCTGACCTTAATCGTCTGACTACCATGGGCGGTATTGCTCAATATGAACAGATGCAACAGGCACTGGCAATGTATGATCTTAAACTTGGAACAGGTCTCTCTGATCCATGGAGATTCAGTCGCCATGAACACAGGCTATTCATAGATGTCGATGATTCTGAGTTGATAGTGGATAAGCATATAATGATATCGTGTTACTCGGCACTGACAGGAGTAGCAGAAATATACAATGACCGTATGCTGAAAAAATATTCTACTGCACTTATCAAGAAACAATGGGGTTCTAATTTAATAAAGTTTGATGGCATGGTGCTTCCTGGTGGAGTTACTTTGAATGGAAGGCAAATATATGATGATGCTATTCAAGACATAGAAAGGATCGAAGAAAAGATTGCTTTGGAATATGAAATGCCCCCTAACTTTTACATGGGTTAATATCAATAATGGCAACTAATGTCTACTTTTCACCCAAGGTAAAAAGCGAACAAAATCTATACGAAGATATCATCATAGAATCCCTGAAGATGTTTGGTCAGGATGTTCTATATATTCCTCGCGAAGTAATCAAGGAAGATGAAATTCTGAATGAAGATTATGCTCGCTTCACGGATTCTTATGCCGTGGAAATGTATATCGAGAATACCGATAATTTTGCTGGTGAAGGAGATTTGATGTCTAAGTTTGGGCTTCAGATTCGTGATCAAGCAACCTTCATTTGTTCTAAGAAAAGGTGGGAACACTTAATCACCATATGGAATAATGAGGTACAACTTGACCGTCCTGCTGAAGGAGACCTTATATATTTGCCTCTATCTAATTCCTTATTTCAGATTTCTCATGTAGAGCACGAACAACCATTCTATGCCTTGGGTAATCTGCCCACATATAAATTGAATTGTGAATTATTCGAATATTCTGGACAAGAAATTGATACAGGTATCGCGGATGTCGATCAGTTCGAGACAAAATATTCTGATTACGCTGTATTTGGTATCAATACAGGGACTGGAGATTTTCATGTTCATGAGACAGTAAGACAAGCAACTGGTCTGGTGGATGATAATAATGATCCTATCTGGATTACTGGTGAAGTTAGTAAGGTTCAAGATTCTTCAGTGCCAGGAAATGGTGTAATCTATATTAATGATTCTACAGGGACAGATGGTATTTACAGAGAATTTGTTGTCTCTACAACAGCGCCTATTATAGGTTTGACCAGCGGTGCTTCGTGGCAAATATATGCTGATGTGACCACATTACTGGTTGATGGGAAATTATTGACCGATGCGGAACAACATATTAATGACCCAGGTGCAAGGAACCTTGAATTTAAAACATATACCGATTCTATTATAGATTTCTCTGAATCTAATCCATTTGGAGAACCATAAAGATGTTTGAAAATACATTTTATAATCAGCACATACGGAAATTAGTATCTGTATTCGGGACATTGTTCAATGATATTCATGTTCAAAGAACAGATAAAGATGGCAATATTCTGGAAAGGAATAAAGTGCCCCTGGCATATGGACCTAAACAAAAGTTTATTGCCCGTATAAATGCACAGGCTAATTTAACTGATCCGAAAATGGCACTAAAATTGCCTCGCATGTCATTTGAGATAATGGACATTTCATATGATTCTGTTACTAAATTAAACAAACAGATACGTGATGCTATTCCACACCCAACAGATTCATATAAAAGAAACTTTATTCGGACGTTTTCTCCTTATAATATATCGTTTCAATTGTCTATATTAGCAAAGAATATGGATGAGGGTCTACAGATAGTGGAACAAATATTACCTTCATTTCAACCAGATTACACAGTTACTATTATAGAGAATAATGATTTATCAAGAAAAACTGATGTTCCATTTATTTTGACAGCAGTTTCTTTGGCAGAAGATTATGAAGGTGATTTTGAGGTAAGAAGGTCTATTATATATACATTAGATTTTAATACTAAGATTAGATTTTATAAAGGTATACAAGAATCTGGTGTTATTAAGAAAGCTGATATCGGGATTACAGATACAACAATAACTCCTCAAATACTATTAGAAAATATTAATGTGGATGTGAACCCAGAATCAGCAAGTATAACTGATACACACACAATAGTTCAAACAATTGATTATTTTGTAGATCATTAGGATGATAAATTATGGTAAAAAAAGATGTCGAATCTGATTATGATTATATACGAGGTTCCTTATATAATTTAAGTGAAAAGGGTAATGAGTCCATCGAATTGATGATGGAACTGGCACGGGAATCAGAGCATCCTCGTGCCTTTGAAGTCTTGGGGCAACTGATTAAACAGAATGCAGAGATCACAGAAAAACTAATGGATCTCCAGAAGAATAGAAAGAAGATTGAAGAACCGAGTAATAATGATAAAGAAAAGTTGACACAGAATAATGTATTCATAGGCACTGCCACTGACCTTCAGAAATTACTTTCTTCCTCTGATGTAATTGAACATTCCGATTTATAATGGAATTAAGAAATGCTGAATTTGGATATTTAGGCAATGCGAATGTCAAAAAGGATGGCGTATCACATAACTGGAGCCTAGATGAAGTAAAAGAATATTCCGAATGCGTTAAGTCGGCAGTATACTTTGCTGAAAAATATGTAAAGATTGTTCATCTTGATTCTGGTCTGATACCATTTAAACTATATCCTTATCAGAAAAAGATGTTCGAACATTTTGAGGAGAATAGGTTCTCTATTATTCTGGCGTGTCGGCAATCAGGAAAGTCTATTAGTAGTGTGGTATACCTTCTTTGGTATGCATTATTCCATCCCGATAAGACTATTGCTATTCTTGCTAATAAAGGTGCCACTGCCCGTGAGATGTTGGCCCGTGTTACCTTGGCCCTAGAAAATCTACCATTCTTTCTTCAGGCAGGATGTAAAACTTTGAACAAAGGTTCCCTGGAGTTCAGTAATAATTCTCGTATCATTGCTACTGCGACATCAGGGTCATCTATTCGTGGTATGTCAATTTCCCTTTTGTTCCTGGATGAGTTCGCATTCGTAGAGAATGATGGGGAGTTTTACAAATCCACTTATCCTGTAATATCCTCTGGTAAAACTACCAGAGTCATTATAACTTCTACTGCCAATGGGTTAGGAAATGTATATCATAAACTATGGGAAGGTGCACTTCAAGGCACTAACTCGTATAAATCATTTAGAGTTGACTGGTACGATGTTCCGGGGCGTGATGCAGAATGGAAAGAGGAGACAATCGCCAATACGTCAGAATTACAATTCGAACAGGAATTTGGCAATCGATTTATTGGTGTAGCTAATACATTAATATCTGCTGATTGTCTTCTTCAATTAAAATCCATAGAACCACTACATCACAGGGAAGATGGCACCAGAATATATAAAGAACCTGTAAAGGATCATAATTATATTATGATGGTAGATGTAGCAAGAGGTCGTGGAAGAGATTATTCCACATTCAATATTTTAGATATTACTGGCGAAACATTTGAGCAAGTATCTGTATATCAGGTAAATACAATATCTCCATTATTATTTCCTAATATAATATATAAGTATGCTAAAGTATATAATAATTGTTACGTAATAATAGAATCGAATGACCAAGGTTCTGTGGTTGGTAATGAACTATATTATGAAATGGAATATGATAATACATTTATAGAATCTTTTGTTAAATCAAAAGATGTGGGTATTAATATGACCCATAAAGTAAAGAGAATTGGATGTTCTAATATAAAAGACATTGTCGAACAAGGAACATTAACATTATATGATTCTGAAACTATAAGGGAACTGACCACCTTTATTGCCAAGGGGGCATCATATGAAGCTGGGAAATCACATCATGACGATTTAGTAATGAATCTAGTAATGTTTGGATATTTTATTACCTTGCCATTTTTCTCTGAGGTATTTGATATTAATATGAAAAAACTTATATATGATGAGAAACTATTAGAAATAGAGAGAGACCTTATACCATTCGGGTTTGTTGATGATGGTATTAGTTCTGAAGTGAATAATGATGGATGGAATTTGATATAGAAAACTACTATATTATAAATATTGGTAATTGAGTATTTGTCGTATCATGCTATCATATAAATTTAAATAACATTGAGGATAGAACATGGGATTTCAAGTTTCACCTGGTGTACAGGTAAAAGAAATAGATTTAACAAACGTAATCCCTGCGGTATCAACATCAATTGGAGCAATTTCTGGAGCATTCCAGTGGGGTCCAGTTGAGGAGATAATTACTGTAGGGTCAGAAAAAGAATTGGTTTCCCGATTTGGGGGACCTAATAATAATACTTTTAGTTATTTTATGCCTGCTGCTTCATTTTTGAAGTATGGCAAATCATTAAGAGTAGTAAGAACCGATGCTAGTGATAGCACGGCTGCAGTTAATGCGAGTTCTGGGACTGAGCATGTAACTGTAAAGAATGATGATCATTTTGATAATGGAGGTTTAACGACATTAGATATAGATGTTGGTTCGTGGATTGCAAAATTTCCAGGGGCAATTGCTAATGGATTGAAAGTTTATGTGGTCAAACATTCTGATGATGCCACACATAATGTATCTAAACTGTTTGATGCAATGCCCGGTGTTAATGATAATGAAATTCATGTCGCAGTTATTGATGCGATGGGTCTATTCGGTGAAGAAGGTGCTGTATTAGAAAGATTTCCATTTCTATCTACAGTAGAAGGAACTCTTGGTTCCGATGGCACTAACAATTATTTTGTAGATGTTATTAATGCGACATCTAATTATGTTAGATCAAAAC